TTGTGAAGTATCACCAAAAGTAGCCGTTAAAGGGGGATCAGTAGGAACATTCTCTCCCTCAGTAGTACCCATCTCAGCTGAGTCCATCTTGGGCTCGAATGCAGCCCTACGTGCTGCCAAATTCCCAACAGCAACGGGAATATCCTCATTCAAATAATTATGTGGCTTCCCAGTAGGATCCTGGAAAGAAATTGAACTGAGGGCCCTTGACGTGGGCATCTGAAAAGACATATCGCGCCCTGCTGAAGCAAAAACATTGATGGTGATGTCATTGTTGAGGCCGGGAATATTAGAAGGTACGGCCAACCTATTCAAAACATAAATGCTAATGGCCCCGTTGGTTGATGAAGTTTCAACAAAAGTGTTTGGAATCTGCCCAGCGATGGGAGGTCCATAATTATTGAAGGAATCAAGCAAAGGGTCGTCATATTCAGGAGATACAGGAAGCAGAGGCAAATAAGGCTTGGACTGCATATATCCAACCTCAAAAGTAAAATCTCTACCAGCATCACCAGCAATATCGATAGTCCTACTGTACTGCAAGTTCATCAAATCCTCGGGATATTGATTGACATTATCGCGGCCAAAAAGGTCACGCTTAGGATCATAAACTATACGAATCCTGCCGCGGTGGAGGTTAGAACCAATTACCTGAACTCGGTATTTGATTGAACCCTTCCAATACCCAAAAGGGAGTGCCGCGTAGGCCATAGGAGTAGGAATAACTACCCCAGTAGAGAACATAGAACTCCCTGGGGAAACGGGTGGCATCCGTTTAAAAATCTGGGGTGTAACCCTAGCTTGCCACAATAAACTCTCAGCGGGAGAGTCAACTGGCCACGTGAATGTATCAAACCAAGACTCGCGTTGCGCAAGAGTGGAAATACTATCAGAACCGGCATCATCAACACCAACTGTGTCACCAGAGGTGTTAAGACTAGATGAGCCAACTTCGAGCCTATCAGCTATATCACTGGAAGGCTTGGCCAAGTCGCCTAGATAGTTAGGGACGTATTCCGATCTCCCGTTAGGCTGGAAAAAATTTCCCATAGCATTAGCCTCAGGATGTGGAGCTGATGTGGGGACAGATAGCTCAACATCCGATGCCCACAAGAAAACCTGAACTGTAACAGGATCTGTGGCGTCGTTGGCGTGCTTGAGAATTCCGAGGGATGTACTATGGACAACCCCCATATGAGTCTTTTGAGCACCATAAGGGCCAAAACACTTATCCGTGGTAGCATTCGCCGAAGCACCAGGAGTGTTGCCAGAAGCCAGTTCAGAGTGATTGTCTGTATTAACGTAACTTGGCTTGGCAACCCAATCGGCCTCGGGAATTCGAAACCAATTGGAACCAAAAAAGAAGGGAAACTGCATCTCACCTCCCATCGACTGACCGGGGTCGATAAAAATTTTTGGCCATTGAGACTGTATCATGGTGCAGGCTTCCTCACTGTTCTGCACGGGGATGGAAATGTCGGCATCATGACCTAACCGGCCAAAAGGGTCATCAATATTGGAATACTGAAAACGCTCGCCAGGAACAGTCATGAGAGGGCGATAAGAAACCCAACCTCGACCATAATGCATTTGAGAACCATTGACAATGATTTTCATGTTCATTTTGCACCGGAGAAGATAAAAGTGAGAAATCTTCTGTGCTACACTGGGGCTGTCCAAAAAATGGGCCCAGGGGTTAAAGTGTATAACGGGGAAAGGTTCACCCACGTTCCACACATAAGTACCAGCCAAAATGGGGCGTTCTAACCAGGCCGCCAAACCTGCATCATCATGACTGGCTCCCCAGTCATGTGATGGATCTTCATCCCCACGAATGGAGACGATGAATTGCTCTTCCGAATCATCGAAGGCGAATGTCTGCTGAATGTTAACGTCAGCAGTCGTTGTAACTGTAGTTTGTTCTGAGCTATATACGGTATAGGAGTTGCTCCAACTTCCTAAACTAATTTTCTACTAATACATCAATCGCACCTGCAATCACCACTCATAGTAATATGTGGCCAGGATCAGGTTAACGATAGGGAGATTTAGACAGCCAGAGGCCCGTCACACTACTCCAAGTGGATCTCGATACCTTAAGGGCATCAATCATAATGTAAAGTCGTTTCGGTATCGGGACCAATCGACTTCATAAGCTTCGCAAAGACATGAGGGTTGTCAGCCCTTGCCTTCACTATGCTAGGGCACATGACACCATCCTCACAGAACTTGCTCACGTACCAGGAAAGAGCAGAATTCCAATCAAAGATGTCATCATACTCTTTTTCAATCCAAGCTTCATCAGGTTTCCACACAGGATCACTAAAAGCTCGGACAACTCGTTCCAGTTCCCTAACCCGATGTCTACCATATGGCAACAACTCATACACTAAAGTGCGAATTTGAGCCAAAAGGAGACTGGGCTTGGAAATGGAACTATTGTCATCTTGCGTCGCCAGCATCTTGACAAGAGTGTGAGGTTTCATAGGGGCTGAACCAATCAAAACACGATCATTCACCCTTTCAGGAATCTCACGGATTTGCGTAGCTGTCCACGCAGGGATCCACTGGTATTTCAAGGTATGTTGCAAGAAAACCAGATCCACAGGCTTCTGGAAGACAATGTCGCCTTCAGATTTGTTGCCAAGAGTGGAAAGAATTCCCCAAGATTTCAAAATAGCAGAGTACTGCTTGCAATCAAATCTGGGGGCACCTGCCTTGTCGCAGGCTCTGTTGAATGCCATATCAACAGCCGTTTGGCTATCGTCACCATGTGCCTTATGCATGACGTAGTCAGAAATCCTCTGGGGAACAGGAACATTGTTGATCCTGCAGAACTCTAGAACCACGCAGTAGAGAAGGAGGATATTCATCATACCGTTCATAATGAGAGTAAGAACAAAGCCACTGGGCATGCCACCAACCTGGAAAAGCATCCCTTTGTACAAAAGTTCAAACTCAGACCACCATTTGAGCAAAGCACCAGCATAAACAGCGATCTGCTTGTTGTAGGTGCCAAGATCCTTGTGTATCTGCATCACAAGTTGAATCATGATGAGAAGAGTCTCATATGTAAGATTGTTGGGCATAACCTTATCCCAAGCACTAACATCAGCATCAAAACAGCAAAACTCCTGGTTGACTGGATTGTAAGACTTCTTGAAAATCTCAAATGTAGACTGTTCAAAATGAGGCCCAGACATGTCAAGTCCAGCAACAAGATCCCACAAAATGGGGTTGAGATCGACGAGATAAAGAAGGGGCATCATGAAAACACGAAAGGCAAGATTGACTCCACCAGGAATGACGCAGACGAGTCTGACTTTGTCCTTGACGACGCCAACCTTCGCAAATTCTGTTCGAGGGTCGACACCAGGAGGCAAATTTCTAACACTATCAGAAACCTCTCTCCCATACATGGAATCGAAAAACTCCTCCTCAGAGTCAGCTGAGTA